GGTTCAGACTTAGGTGCAGGTCAAACAGACATCCAGAGTGCAGTAGACTCAGGTAATGCCAATGCAACGGATTACTTCGGAACATTGTCAGAAGGACAGACAGGCATTTCTGATCAGGTTACTGGTCTTCAGGGTGACTTCTCTGGTTTCCGTTCTGATTATGATGACAACACTATGTTGGCTAATCGTGCTCGTAATGACCTATCACAGGCTCTGGGCATCACTGAAAACAACCTAGCAGGAGCTATTGGTGGCGAAGGTGAAGCTACTCGTGAGCAAGTAGGCAACACAGGAGCTGCACTAACTGGTGAAATTTCCGGTCAAGGTATTTCAACCCGAGGCGCTCTAGGTGATGTGGAAAATGCTGTAATAGGTAACATGGATGATGGATTCGGTACCGTTAAGGGTTCAGTAAACAACGCTGCCTACGAAATCGCACAAGGATTCGATGCTACATCTGCTGATGCACAGTTGGCCCGAGAAGAGTTCATGATGGGCCTAGGTAACATGGAGAGTTTCGTTAATACCGGAATGGAAGGTCTGGATGCAAATACCACTCAAGGCTTCCGTGCTATGACAAGTGCCTTCGATGACAATGGTAAACTTATCCGCAATGACGTGAATGACATGGGCATGGCTGTACAGCGAGACATTGATCAAAATGGTAACCTTCTGGTTTCATCTTTTGATGCTCAAGGTACCCGCATTAACCAAGTAGGTTATAACATCGAAGATATGATGGGAATGCTTGGATCAGTACAGGGTAGTTCAATAGCAAATACAGGACTTCTTTCACCAGCGGTGAACCGTAGTCCATATGCTCGAACTTAGAGGTAACATATATGATACCAACAAGTGTAAGCCAGACAGGCGTAGACCTTATCAAGAAGTTCGAGGGTCTACATAAAGTAGGCGACGATGGCCTTATTCACAGCTACCGTTGTGTGGCTGGGAAGTGGACCATAGGTTATGGTTCATGCAAGGGTGTTCGATCAGGAATGAAGATCACTCCTGCTGAAGCAGAACAGCTACTGATTAATGACATTGAGTCTCACGCTAAAGCTATTCACCGCTACGTCCATGTGCCATTATCCCAAAATCAGTACGACAGTTTGACCTCGTGGATTTTCAACGTAGGCGAAGGTAACTTCAAATCCAGCACCTTGCTCAAGAAATTGAACAAGGGTCTGTACGATGAAATCCCGGAGCAACTGAATAGATGGAATAAGGCCCGAGTAGACGGTAAACTAACTCCTCTACGTGGACTGACACGCCGCCGGGCTGCTGAAGGTGCATTGTTCTCGATGGATGCTATTCTAGCTTCTGACGGTGGGGATCTGATGACACAGAAGCCTACTCAGGAAGCACCTAAGTCATTAGCTAAATCTAAGACAATGGCCGGGGCTGGTATTGCTGGAGCTGCAACAGGCTTAAATGAAGTCGCTGGGCAGATCCAAGGCCTTGTAGCTTATGCGCCTATGCTCAAGACAGTATTCCTACTATGTGCCATTGGCGGCATAGCTCTAGCAGCTTACGCCCGTTGGAAGGACAATAAGGAAGGTATTCACTAGATCATGGAAAACTTGAAGATACCCCTAACATTGGTTTTTGCTATGGTTATTCAGTTAGCTGGGGGAATCTGGTGGGTTAGCCAACAGGCCACAACCATATCAGGTCTTGAAGAAACCGTGAGCACACTAGGGTCACGCATGGCCTTAGAGGATACAATCAACACAAAACGTGATGTTAAAGAGAACCAAAACGAACTTAGTCGTGTGCAAGAAGACTTAGATGATGTTTGGACTGATATGTCTGCAATGACAAAGGCTATATCTGAAATCAATAACATCAAACAGCGCATAGCAATTCTTGAAAACGAGCTAAAGTATATCGCTCGAAATGCAAATGCTGGTGCGAAATAATGTTTATCTTCGGCAAGATCAAACTCTACCTTATCGCTGGTTTAGCTCTATTGCTTCCTATTCTCTACGTCTTAGGGCGCAAGGATGGCAAGAAGATAGAAAAAGGTAAAGTTCTTGCCGACGAATTACAGGCCCAGAAACGGTCTTCAGATTTTTACAAAACGATGGCAAAGCATGAAGAAGATACTTCTGTTAATAGCCGGGATGGCCTTATTAAACGGCTGCGCCGAGACGGTCTATAGGACTAAGCTAGAAGTCTACTGCCCCCCGCTAAAACAGTATTCCCAAGAATTCAACGAAGAACTGTCGGTAGAGCTAGAGGTTCTACAGGACGGGTATACGGCCATTCCAATGGTTGTTTCTGACTATGTGAAACTACGGGATGAAGTGAAGGCCTGTCAGAAGGAAAGAGATAAAAATGGCGATTAATGTAACTTCACCCGGGGGTCTAACTGGTGGCCGCAGATTTATGGGTCAGCAGTATAGTGACAGACGTGTAGGAAGCAGTGATGTAGTGCTAGAAGCACAGAAGATACTGGATGATCCTACTAGCTACGCTGCCAATCAAGGTATGTTGGTAGGCCAGCAAGTACCTTTTATGGATTCCAATGCTGGTGGAACTCAAGGCACTCAGGTAAACTACGGAAGCACAAATCAATTTAATACTACTGCAGCTACGGGTACTACGGCAGCCGGGGCTAATCTTATGCCCGAGGCTCCTACAGCCCAGACAGGATACAACTCCGCTTCAGTAACCAACGCTATTAATGAAACAGGCACAAGTGCTAATGCATCCACAGCTACAGCATCATCAGGATCGTTAGTAGATGTAGATGAAACGCAGATGTCCCTCGAGGGTGATGCTGCAACTGACAGTTTAAATGATGTAGCGATGTACAACACATCAAATGTATTAGACACAAGCACTATTGCAGGTAAATTAGTTGCCCGTGATTTAGGTGAATTTGGATTTGTTGATAGTAAGAGGACAGTTGTAGGTCAGCTAGACCTTCTACAGAAACACTTCGTAGATCCTAACACAGGCGAATACAAGATCCCCGGGTTTATGGCTGATATGGCCAACTCCATTAAGGGATCTTTAAATATTAAAGGGGCAGACTCTCAGCAGATCACAGCCAAGCTGGCTACTGCAATGATGTCTAACCTCGTAGGAATTGCTGACAAAGAAGCAAATATCATGAACGGTATTGCTTCGGAGAATATGACTGCCAAGAATGCTCAGTTTATGCAGAAGGCTCGTATCCTTTCGCAGCTCAAGATAGCAAACGCAGATGCAAAGACACAGGCACTTACATATAACGCTACTGTTGTTAAGAACCTAGACTTAGCTAACTTAGCTAACCAACAGCAAGCTGGTATGCTTAATGCGTCCCAAAGGTATTTAGCTTTATTTGAGGATGCCAAGGAAACTAACTTAGGTAAGCGATTTGATATTACAAATGAGCTAGACCGTGAACAGTGGTACACAACATTATCCACTAACACTGGGCTTGCCATTTCTCAGATGAAAGATGCATTTGAGAAGTTTAACTTAGGCGAAGTCAACGCAACAGCACGGGCAAATCAGGCCGCTGAGATGCGTATGTTTGAATTTGAGAAGACACACCAACATCAGATTGATCAGGATAATGTTGGTTGGCGCAGACAAGTAATGAATACTAACACACAGATGGCATTCTCCGCCGCACAGATGGATGCCAAGACTATACTCGGTATTACATCAGAACAGCACAACCGCCTATGGAATCGTGCTGATATGCAGTTTAATTACTTAGCCACATCCTCTGAAAGCCAGAAGGATCGTGACCTGAAGATGTTCCAGATGAAAATGGAAGCACAGATGGCTGCTATGCAAGCCAAGGCATCTAAGAAAAATGCCTTGTTTGGTGCTATAGGACAAATAGGAGGCAGCGTACTGGGAAGTATGTTTGGTGCCGGGGGCATGTTTGGTGCCAGCACTGCCGCAGCCGGGGGCGCAGCCGCAGCCACAGGTACAGCCGCAGCCGCAGCCGGGGGTACAGGGTTTATGGCCACAATGGCTTCATTCCTGCCGTTCCTGTCTGATCCAGATCTAAAAACAAATATACGCCGTATTGGAACCCACAGTTCAGGTCTTGCCCTATACAAATGGGATTGGAATGACACAGCTAAAAAACTGGGTGCTGGTTCTCAAAACAACGTAGGTATTATGGCTGATGAGGCCAAAGAGAAGTTCCCGCATGCTGTCCACGTACATCCAAACGGTTACTTAGCAGTTAGATATGAGAGGTTGCAATGAATTTAGAAGCAGCAATCCGGGCGTCTGTTCGGGAATATTATACCGGAAACCTACCCGAAGAGTTTATGGAACAGTTTCCCGACATGAAATATACGCCTGAATATTTTATCAAACTAGAAGATGAAATCATGGAAGACACTAAGGGTGATGAATCCGGTGAGCGTCTTGATGATGAACTAATGGAAGAGGAGGGTATGGTTGATGCAGAACTTTGATATCCCTATCCCCGGTGAGAACTTCCTCTCCGATACACGAAATCAGTCGTGGCACAGGCCACCAGAATATGATCACCCAGATCAGTTCTTAAAGTATGTAGATAAGACATTTAAGAAGCCACAGACACAAACAGGCTTGGATACATTGGTGTCTAGCGGTGTCTCCGTAACCACGATGACAGACTTCTTCATAAGCCGTTCCATCATGGACGGTTTAATTTCAATAGACTTCGGAATCCTGATGGCAGGTCCTACCGCCCGGGCAATCGAACTTATGTGCGTACAGCTCGGCATCGACTATGAGATGGGCTTTGAGGACAACACAGAAGTCCCAACAAAAGAAGATGTACAACACATTGCAGATCTAATTGAACGTGATGGGTTAGTAGAGGTTGATCCTGAACAAGAGGATATACCAGAAGAAGAACAGGCGGCTGAAGAAGAGATGGGCCTAATGGCACCAGAAGCTGATTTAGCAGGGGAACCCGCAGACCAAGATATGCAAGCAGAGATGCTTGGCTTAAATGCAGAAGAGGGGCCTTTAGATGAGCTACAGTGAATATAAGTTTGGTGATTTTCGTAAGTATTATGAAAGTGGGCCGAGTGATGCACTGGTAGGCTTTGCCACTGGATTTGCTGACTCGTTTTCATCCTCATTTACTGCAGCTCGTGCTGCCCGTAACAAGGCAGACGATGACCTGTTTAAGTTGGCTGTTTCAGATATACAGGATCGTGAAAAAGCTAAAGCTAAAGCAGCCGCTAAGACTACAAATTATAGATCTCAGGCCGCATCCCTAGCGGCTAACTATCCTAATTTACCCGGGATAGAGGCTACGATTTACCGTAACCTCGTGGGTGGTATGACT